ATCCTGTGAGCCTTGTCCTCCGTAACATCTATCATAATAATTATATTTAGGCGATGAACACCCACCAGAAGGTACATTTATAGTATCGCTTGCATTAATACATAAAGGAACAGTAAGGTCTGCTGTAAGGCCACCTATATCTGTTACTCTTAAAACAAATGATAAATTAGTTTCATTTGCACCTATGCCAGAAGTTAATCTTATCGTTCCATCTCTATCAACTTCTATTCTTGATTCTCCACTTACTTTTTCATAGTGTTGAATTGTTGATCCCGGCGCTGGCATGTCTCCTTCTAAATTAGTTTCATCATGAGAAGCATCTGCGCTCCCATTTCTAGCTTCTATTTGTCTAGTTCCTGAATTTACTTTAGTTAAAATACCTGTTGTATTAGCTGTATAACTTACGCAGTTGCCTGTATTACCAGCGGCAAAAGCTAAAGTAGGAGCAACATTTTTTACTTCTACAGTTTTTTCAAATGTAGCTGCGCCGTCAGTAGTGTTAACATTAAATGTTATATTATATATATTATTTGGAGCTGGTAAAAATTCCTGAGCAGCTGCTAATTGTAGTTTTAATACATTACTTTCGTTTACTACGCTAAAAGAAGAGATTAATGTTTGTTGGTTACGAGAACCACTATTATTACAAGTTACATTGCTAATTGATATACTTAAATCATTAGCTGTAACAGTTAATTCAGTGCCATTAGAATCAAATACTCTAAGCATAAGTATATTAGTACCATCAGCTACATTTTCATTAAAATCATTTTTATCACTATTACCAGTTGCTAAGTCACGTAATTTAAGATCAGCAGGCGCTGCTCCACCAGTTCCTTCATCTATTTTATTATTTAAATCGGTAATTAAACCGCAAGTAGATGTTTCATAAAATATATCTAGTTTTGATATAAATGGTTTTGTTTCAAATACCGCAAGCCCTTTAATACTAGAATTATTAGTTAAGTTAGTTGTTCCTGAACTTACACCAAATCCTTCGCCGGTTGTTTGTACATGTAAATAATTTTTATCTTCTTTATAAAAAGCCGCCTGATCTGCATCTGTTTTTATAAAATCATCAAGTTCTCCAATAGCAATTACACTTCTACTGCCTGTTTGTAAAGCGTTTTCTTTGTTAACTACAATATCATCTAAATTAACACTGCTAGTAGCTAGTTTCATAGCAATATTAGCAGCACCTTCTGTTATTTCATCTCTAGGTATTTTATTTATATTATCACCAAAAAGCGCAAAATAACTATAATTATCTCCGTTGGTATCTCTTTCGTAAAATGTTACGCCTGGTGTATAAACATTATAATACTCTTGTTGTTTTTGTTTAACAACTATTCTATATGAATACCATCCTAGTGGATTGGTTGTAACATCATAAAGATTTGTAGTAATTTTTTTATTAAATATTACTTTTAAACATTTACCAACTTCGGAACCTAAAGCAGCTCTTTTATTTAAAACAGACGAGGAGTGTTCTTTAGATAACAAAACAGGTGATTGTCTACCATATCTATCTGCTAATACTATACCAACCGAATATGTTCTATTTTGTTTTAAAGTATGTCTTTTATATTCTCCATATGTAAACTCATCATCTTCAACTTTATTTCCTACACTTAATTGAAAATCTAAATCCGTAGGTACTTCTTTGCCTTCTACAAAATTTCCATAAACAATTCTATTGCTTATTATTTCTTGAGCTAAAGCTTTATTAGGAACATTATCAAAAACTCTAGTTGTTTGATCTTCTGGCAAAACTTTATAGGGATCTTCAGATCTATATACATAATACAACTCGTGTCTTCTTTTATGTATATCATGTATATATGCCTGCAACTTTGTTGATCCAACTTTACCAAACGACACGGGTGTTAAATTAGCACCAGACCCCATTGTTTGCTTCATGCTTGTTATATCTGAAGTACTAATTTTTATAGTATCAACAACTTTAACAGCAATAGTATCTGATTCTTTTATTAATATTTCAATTTCTTTTATATGTAAAGTAGTAAAAGGGTTTTCATGTGGTAAATCAATTTTTAATTCTAATTGATTTATTGAATTTACAAAAGTTAACACTTCAGCTTGTTCGTAAGCATCTTCTTGTAATGCTGCTGTAAAAGTATCAATAGCCGGCACAAATGCAGTTTGGCTAAAGGGGGCCATTATTGAATACGTATTATCTTTATATTTAAATCTATAAGAAAATCGTACAAATTTTTCTTTTAAAAACTCAGTATCTATGTTGGGGTCATTAGCCGAGTTGTCTACCATTGAAGAACACAACAATGTTAGTTTAGTTCCGTTAGATATAGTAATAGGCTTATTTAGCACTAGTGATGTTCCACTTAAACTACTCACTGCAATATCATCTGGAAGCGTTTGAATATTTGAACTACCCCCAAACGTTGTAACGTCCTGTAAATTAGTTTTTGATCCGTCTAATACTTTAAATTCTTTGCCGGCACCAATTTCTGTTTGTAAATCAGAGTTAGCAGTCGTTATAGTTACAGCTGTTGTTCCAAATGTTAATACGGTATTATCTGCTAATGTTACAGCCGTAGATAATACTATAGCGGATTGGCTAGTTACCGTTTGAACTGTGACTGTACCTGTTATGCCAGTGCCTGTAACCGTCATTCCTGTTGCAATAGTGGTTCCTGTTAAGTTACCATCAACAGCTACGCTAGCGCTGTTATTAACAGCCCCATTTACTATAGCTTTTGCGCCAACCGCACCATTAACTAATAACACATATTTGGGTTGTAATAATTTAGGTGCGCATACAGGGGCATATTTTGCAACGCTAATTTGATCTTCTAATATTGTTCCAGTTGAATATGATGCAGCATCATTTACGTTAAATACTCTTGGTTGATTTCTATTATCAGTAAAAAATAAATAGCCATCTATAATATTACAAGATATAATTGGCATGTGCGTATCAAAATTAAGATGTTGAGATTCAAGTAAAACAGTTGTAGAATTAAATTTTAAATCATGTTCAATAATAGCACATTTATCATCAGCATCGGGTTTAAATGCCGGGTTAGAGCTACCCATACTATTAAATTTAGTCGTAAAATAATATACTTTATCATTTTCTGCGTCTAAACAATATCCTATAACAAAACCAAAACTTGAATCTAGCACCGTGCCGGTTGTCATAATAACATTTTCTTTTATTGCTTCAATGCTACCAACATCACCTGTTTCAGATTGAGTAACTAATATATTTTCTGCATCTAAGTACTCTCCAACAGGAATTATCCTGGGGTCAAGGTCTTTATTCATTTTGCCCTTTATAAAGCTATTGGTTTGTTTTGGCATTTTTAATGTTTAATTTGTTTAGATTTACCCCTCATTACTTGAGCTAATTCGCTAATTTTAATATTTGATAATCTTAATTTAGCATTTCTCATAGCTGCCCTGCGCTCTTTTCTAAATCTATTTATAACATATTCAGGAGTAGTTACCATTGTAGAAGCTATAGCATGAGTTATATATTTGTACATTGCGTCTTCAGCAAATTTATGTACTTGCATTTCATCATCTGTTCCCAATCCATCTGAAATATATTTTAATGTAATAATTTTTCCAGACATATTACTTGAAAAACTAATCTTACCATTTAACTCATCAATAACAAAAAGTCCATTTTCTTGTGAATATTGTGGATCTAAACCATATCTACCACCTGGCATAATTACGGTTTCAGAATCACGGTCAGCATCATAAGTTACACTTGAGTCTTTGCTATTTGAAATTAATTTACTTATATCGAAAGCATCAAACCTTTCTGAAGTTAAAGACGTTCCAGATAATAATGCACCATCAGCTCCAAATATATAATCGTAGTCATTATCTTGTAATGGCGACTCAGAAGGCCTAGAGGTTACAGATGCGGGATATATAATATGTTCTATTCCCGCTTCATCTACCGCAGAAATACGTACATAATTAACGTAATCTTGAGGCATAGGTATTGATAGGCTTGGCCCGATTTCAATTTCTTGGATTTTTTCAATTCTAGAAATATCATAACTAAATTCCTGTATGCCTCTTTTAGCATGAAATAATACTTCTGATTTTTTTACATTGCTTATAATTTTTCCGTCACCAACATAAGCAACCATGTAATTATTTACTAAATCATTTATTGAAATATATCTATAGTTTCCAAATCTTTCAATAGCCGCAGCTTCTGATACAACTACTTTTAAAAGATTTTTAACTTTACCATCTGATTCTAATACATCAGTATTATTAATATTTGAAATAAACTGTATTGTACTCGTAGTGCCGTCTTTAGGATAATTATAATTTCCAACGCTTATTTGTTTACCATTTATTGTTACTTTTATTTGTGATTTAGTTGTTGGTAGAGTTGGAAAAGAAGCAGTTGTTAATGTAAACTCTGTTAAAGTTCCATTACCTGTAAAACTCTGTGACTGATTATAGTACGATTCTGCTGTTTTAGTTATTAGTCCCATTTATTATATATTTTCTTTTTGAAAATTAGTTTGTTCTTGTTCTTGTATTTTTTGGATAACAAGTACATCTTTAATTACAACGCCTACATAAGAAAGAATTCTTATTATTAAATTTGTTTCATCAGAAGGATGTAATTCAAAATCTACACTTGCAGCGTTATTTATAACTATAGAGCCGTGAGGCCCAGGGGTAGAATCAGCAGTCCATAAAGGAGCAGCTGGAATTTTTATATAATCTATTGTAACATATTCATCGCCTAAACTTGAAGGGCTAATTTTAATACCATTTAAGTCTCTATAATATACAGGATATGTTGAAGAGGGAGATGTTAATTTTGAAGAATTAGTATATGTAAATTCAGATTTGCTTAATTTTTCTAAATTTATAGACCTATTAGACCTTGATATATTTGATATTCTATATAGATCTGTTGGCAGTATTGTAAAGCCATGAGTATTTAAATCAGCAGCTTCAATAGGAAAAGTAAAGTTACCATTTGCCCCTGTTATAGAAGCTTGAGGAACAGTAATTATATCACCTGCAGCATATCCGCTGCCTCCTTTTATTACCGTTACACTTATAAAATCATTTGTGTTAGCAACTACTGTAACTGTTAATCCAGTGCCGCTGCCGTTTGATGTAGTAGCTAAATCTGAATATGTTCCCGCTGTAACTTGCCCTGGAATACTAGCCCCAGATTTTGTCATTGCGTTTAAATCAGGCTTTACAGCATTTTTGCCAACAGGAATATGTAATTCAGCTTCTTTAGAAAATACATCTAGTTTTTCTTTTAGATTTTTAGGCATATTGCCATAGTCATTGTTTTCTCCTGCATTATTCCTTTTATTTAATGATCTACTATAGTCATAAAAAGCTTTTTCTAAAAGCTCTAATTGAGCTTGCTGTGCTAATTTATTAAATTGAGTTGGACCTAATTGACCTCTTTGTTCTCTGTTTAATATAGTAAGCACGCTTTTGTATATTCTATCAATACTTATAGCCATAGTTTGTATTTATATAATGATTAAGCCGCATATAGCGGCTCAACCACTATAAGCTTTATTTTAGTTTTTTTTCTACACTTTGATAAACTTCAATGCCTTCATCTGTTTTAAACCACACAGCTAGCGCTGAATATGGATTTTCATCAAATGGAACAGTCATTAACTTTCTATCATTAGTTCCCCACATAAAAGTTCTTTGATCATTAGACAACTTAATAATACCATTTTCAACAGCTTTTATGCCTACGTTTCTAATATTAAGATTTTCATCTTTAGCTAATTCTAAGAACAATTGAGGATTATTCCTAGCAAATACTAATAAATCTCTTTTAAGTTCCTTAGAAGTCATCTTAGATACCTTAGAACCAATCTCAGACCTTAAAATAGCTTCTGCTATGTCAATATCTAAATCCATTGCAATATTTAAAGCATCTAATTCTAATTCTAAATAATCTAAATCATCTTCCGCTTCTTTTGCGAGGTCTTCTTCTTTAAATTTTAACCCATTAGATGGATGCAATTCAAGAAATTTTTGTAGCGTTTGTTTTTCTTTAGGTACGAAAAGTATGCCGTCTCTAAAAGTAATATGTGATAAAATTTGAGGACCTTGCATTTCATCAACAAATACTGTTTTTTGATTTTCACAGTATTTAATTTCTCTTTCATATCCTTTTTCTTTATCAAACCATAATATACCTCTACTATTAAGTTTATATATAATAGGTGTAGCATTAATAGTTAAATGATATAGTTTATCTTTTAAAACTGGTTTTGGTGTAGAAAGTTTTTTAGGTTTTTCTACTTGTTGAACAATTTTTGGCTCAACAATTTTTTCTTTTTTTGTTTTTTCCATGATATAATATAATAAAAATTAAAAATAAAGGCTGGGTGCCGAAGCACCCGCACCTTTAATTGATATTAAGAATCAAATTTAACGAAGTTGTTTGCAGCTTGAACTACTAAACATCTTTCTGATAAATAGTGAACTTCCATCTTGTCAACGCCAGAAGATGTTGCACCACCTACTGAACCTGTTACCCAAGTTTTTAGTTTTCTATCATCAGCCTGAGAAGCTCTATATCTTACATGTAAGAATGGTCTTCTAACAGCGTTACCTAATCCTTGATCGTATACTGAAGTTGTACCAGCAGGAATTAATAATCCTTTTAATCCACCAACTAGCCCTCTTGTTGAAGGGTTATTTAAATATTTCCAGTCAGTTTTATAAAAATCATATGAACCTCTTCTAAATCCTGTAAAACCAAGATTAAGCGCCATATCTTCAGAGTTTTCAAACACACCGTAAGCGGTACCACCTTGAGCACCTGAAGAAAGATTAGCTAGTAAGTCGTCAAAAACTAAATTAGCATCTCTATCTAAGAATAACATGTTTTCTTCAATAGCTCCTTGCTTATCTAATTCTTTTAATACTTCATCCCACTCGCTTATTTCTGGGTTTGCATTGAATTGTCCTGTTGCTACAATACCTCTATTGTCTATTGCAGCTAATAAACCTTCAGATCCACCTGGAACACCAGCACTAACTGATCCAACAGCTTTTTCTGCTTCAATCATTACCATTTCCATATAATCATTAAATCTTGCTCTAGTGTCTCCTTCTGATTTTAAGTACCATAAGTACCCGCTATTTCCAGATTCTCCAGAAACTTCAATCCAACCAATCTGAGCAGTGTCAGATCCGTTGATTTCAAAGTGATCTTTAATAATTAAAGGATTATTTGTAAATGTTTTGAATGATGGTTCAACTGATTCTGTCATAGCCGGAGTTCCTTTTCCAAATTCAGAACCATAGACAAAAAACTTAATTGTTTCGTTGCCAGTTGAAATACCTGCTAAGTTATCTAAGTTTGTACCACCATAAGGTTTAATTTTTAACGTGTCTGTTGCAGTTTCAATACCTTCAGTAACAAAAGCTTTAAAAACTACGCCTGATACAACACCCACTACAGTAGCGCCTTTTCTTACCGCGTGCACTTCTGCTTGAGATGGTTGATCAATGTTTTTAATTGCTGTTATTACACCGCTTGATGTTGCAACTGTACCTTGATATGCTAGGTGTAATCTACCTTGCTCAGACCAAATTACTTGATCAGAAGCCATAGGCATTTCAGCACCCATCATTTGAATAAATCCAGATATAGATCTATCTCCATATCTAGTTACTTCTTGCTCGTATAATTCAGGTAAGTATTGTTTAGCCCAACCATCATTTTGAATATCTAAATAACTACCAAGAGTAGTCATTTTTTTATAAGCTGGGGTGACAAGACTTCCTGCTATAGGAGCATTAACTGTATTATCGTTTGCCATTTTTTATTAATTTTTAATAATTTTTTAATTTTAGTTTTAAACCAGAATTATTATCGCCAGAAACAGCTCTTACTTTTATTCCACCGGCATTAACATAACCTTCGGCACTTTTGCGTGGGTCCATGCTTATATTTTTAGCGTTTGCCATAGTTTCTTTAATAGCATCTGCTTTGCCTTGTTGATAAAAATGATTTGCTATTTCGTCTGCATTGTTAGCAGCAAATAAAGCTTTATGATAACCAGCAGCGTCTTGCAATAAATTATCATTGTTAACATATTTATTAAAAACATTCAATAAATCTGCTTGATTTTCTTTTACTTTACTAACATCTTTAACGTTAAACCTAAATTTTTTGTCCCCAACTTTGAAATTAAAACCTTTAAATTCAGTATTAAAAACTTTTTCAGTTTCTTTGTCAAAATGCTTTGCTTGCTTACTTAATAACTCTTCGTTTGATTGTTGCTCTTTAGAATAACGGTTAAAAAACTCAATAGCTTTTTGTTGTTCAGGCAATAACTTAGAGCCCAACTTGACCTCTTTGTAATATTGATCTTTTAATCCTGTCAAAAAGTTTTTTGCTTTTGCCACTTCTTCTTTTAAAGCAATTTGCTTTTTCTTTATATCTCTTGGCTCATCATTTTCTTCGTCCCAAGAAAAATCTGATTCCATAAGAAAAGATACCTCATCATCATTTAAATGAGGTTTTGTTTGTTTATAGTATTCTCTTAGTAATGTTTTTTGATCAGCGTTACTATAATCTGCGCTTAATCTAACATAATCTTCTATACTACCGCCTGTTTCATTCATAAATTCTACTAAGCTTGAAACATTTTCAGGTAGTTTTATTTGTTCTTGTGTTTTATCTTCCTGTAGTATTTCTTCTTGTTCCGGTGCGGCGTTGGCATTTTCAACGCTTCCAGCCACTCCTGTCTCGTTAGTTGTATCTGTTTCATCTGTTATTTCTTCTACTATAGGTTGTTCTATTTCTTCTTTTTCTTCGGTGTCCCGTACTTCTTCAGCCACTTCTTGGCTGTTGCTACTGTCTTCGGGTTGTTCGACAACAACATTGCTGTCATCTGTGCTTTGCTCTTGAACGGCATTTTCTTTATTTGTTTTTGTTAAATCAACTTTATAAACGCCATCTTCAAATTTAACGCCAGCGTTTTCTTGTACTTCTTTTTCTTTTTGTTGTAAAGACTTTTCTTCAGTCTCTAAAACTTTAGCTGTTATTTTTTCTGCCATAATAAAATATTATATAATTGTTTTAAAAATTATCTTGGTTCAAATTGTTCTAAACCAAACCCGCCTAAATTATCCATACCTGCGGATTCAAAATCTTTCGGCGGTTTACCAGTTTTTCTCTGGTCTATCAGTTCACTCTGTTGAGATGCCTGTATCTTAGTTCTTTTATCTTTTCTATCTTCTTTATTGTTCTCTCTATTTGTAATCACCTGCATTTCTTTTTCTTTAAGCTGCATGTTTAATTCAAACTCATATTGCATTAATTCTTTTTTAATTGCTGCTTCTTTTTCCATTTTTTGCACATCTAATCCGCTTTGCGCTTGCGCAATTTGCAGTTTACTTTCTGCAATACCCTGTTGTTTTTGTATTTCAGCGGCTGCCGCAGCTTGACTTGCTTGTGCATTTGAATTTGCTTGAGCTTGTATATTTTGTTGTTGTATCATTCTATCTTGCTCAAACTTTTTTCTTCTTCTTAATTTTAATAATTGATTAGCTAATTTCAAATTTTTAACTTCACGAACATCAATAGCGTCTTCAAGATTTATAGCTTGCTGTTGTAATGCCATTTGTATATTGTTTTCTAAAATTTGTTTTTGCTCTTCGTCAGGAGCTAACTCAATAAATATACCAAAATCATGCAAATGTAACTCTCCTAATTCAGATAATGCCATAGTATTAAATTTTCCTATAGACTCCATTAATGAATTTTTAGTACTACTAAATTCTAATACATCTGATATTCTTAAAGAAATAGCCTCTGCTGTTTTTAATGTTAAATATAAACCGGCTTGTAATACATGTCGTGTAGCTGTATTACTATTTGCTGCAGCTATTTTTTGCAATCCAACCAAAGCATTTGCGTCTGGCTTACTTCCATCTCTTGCTTCATTTAATCCTGTTACATCTCGCATCATTTGCAAATAATAATTATATGATTGAATTAAACTTGCAATTTTTTGGTTTCCTCCTCCAGCACGTAACTCTTGTATTGGCATTCTTGCCGCGCCATTAAAATCACCATCTTGTGTCATAGACCTACCAATAACAGAACCTGTTTGAAAATACATATTTAATGCTTCTTGAGGATTATAATTTGTTCCATTACCTAAATCTATTTCAGCTAATCCATCAGCGTCTAAATAAACACCATCTGGAACTAATCTAGAGAGTACTTGCTGTAATTTTAAATGTGTTATTTGAATCATATCCGCAAAACTTGTCATTCTGCTAACTAAAGATTCAGCTTTACCTTTATACATTCTTGGCGCTACTATATTATAACTCATTTGAACTTTTGTAATATCTGACTTAGGCCTTGTCATATTTACAGCTTTATTCCATTTTAATAATTTATCTCTACCTACAATTTTTACACCTTCATATAAACACTCTATAGATCTATGTACTTTCTTAAATCTAGACCTAGCATCTTTTGGAGGATTAAATTCATCTGTTTTTTCTATAGCTTTTTCTGCCCCTGTTGCGGTTTCTTTTATTTTATAAACTTGATTTTCAAATGTTTTATATTCAAAATATAATACATCAACATAAGCTTTATCATTATCTTCAATTTTTTGAGTATAATTATATAGCTTAGAATTATTAGCGCCGCTATCTTGTATTTCTTTTATATCTTCATTAGTTAAATGTGGAAATTGTTTTTTTAATTCAACAATATTTATTTTTTTAACTTCACCAACATAATATAAGTCGTCAAAATAAGGCGAATCTGTATACGAATAAACAATGTCAGCAGGATCTACATATTCTAATTTTATACCCTCTGCAGTATTAAAACTGTTTTTAACACAAGCAATACCTAATACAACTATATCATAATCTAGTCTTTTCTTTAATAAATGATATTTATTTAAATCTAATATATTGTTTATTGCTTGTTCTTCTGCAATTTCTATAGCTTGTTTATAATCAAGCTGCATATGTAATTCTAATTCCTGATTATTAGCTGGTAAATTATTTTTATCATTTTTAAAAGCAGCTATACCTAATTGCTGTTCAACAGTATTAAAAATTTGTTGATTTTGCATTTCAAGCAACATGTCTTGTACATAGTTAGTTCTTTCTTTACTGCTAGCCTCATCAACAGAATAACATTTAATATCATATAATCTTTCTCCAATTCCATTAACTACTATATCCACAAATTTAGGTATTATAGGAACAGGTTTCCAATCTAAATTAAGATATGATAAATCACCATTAATAGATAATTCATCTTTATATTTTTGAATAGTTTGTTCTCCTCTTGCGTATAATTTTAACCTATGAAAGTTATCTCTATTTGAAAAGTAACGCGTATTTCCAGCATCTTTTTTAAACCATTCAGATTCTATAGCTTTACCAACTTGTAAGCCATAACTAGGATCTGCTTTCTCAACGTCACTTAATGCTTGACTTGGAAAAATACCTTTAACATCGTATTTCATTTATTGTATTATTTTTGAAATGTTTCCTTTATTGTTATATTTAGCAAAGCTAAAACTTACTTCTTTTTTTAATTGTTTTTGTACGTTTGGAGCATATCTATTTTTATTACATGCCATTATTGCCAGCCCTGAACTTATTGCTGCATCAAATTTAGTTCTTTTATTTATATCAAACTTTGCCCAATCATTTAAAGTTTTATTAAAATACATATCACCATATGTACCATCATGGGTTTGACCAACATAAGTATTTATATAACTTTCTATTGCTGCAGCATGCGCTTGTCTTATATCTTCGCTTGAATTAGGTATACCACCTATTTCTTTTTCTGCAGTAGATAATTTATTCCAAAGCTTATCAGGTCTATTCATTGAATATCCTCTATATCCTCTTCTTTTTAAATAATATAATAATCTTGGTTTATTATTTTCTGCAAGTAACGGCATACCATAAAAATGTAAAGCCATTAATATATCTTCAAAAAATATTTCAGCTGTTTGAGGTCTAGCTATATATTCTAAAAAAAACATATTAGCAGGAACTTCTTCCATACTAAATTTTGTAAGACCATGCAAAGATCCTTTAGATCCTTTGCCATCTGTTGTGCCGGATATATCATAACTATCACAGCCAAAAGCTCCAATATGATCATTAGCGGGATATTTAATACCATTTTTAAATATTATTTTATTTTGTAAATGCTTTTCTGGCACCCAACTAACATTAAATCTACCATTTGGGTTTGGTATAAATTCTACTTTTGAATCTTGCACCCCATTTTCCCACGAAAAGCTGCCACAAGTGACAAGAGCGCTGTATCTACTTTCTTCATTGTAGTCAATCTGTTCGTAAATCTTAGCAAGATTAAATATGCTATTGCGAGTTTCATCTCTGAAAGCATGCTCTTCAGTCCTTGGAAATTGTCTAT